GATAGAAGCCGACGAAGACGGACGCCTGCTGATAGAAAAAAAACAGGATGAATTCTTTCTGTCATTGACAGATAATCAAAAAAAAGAAATTCATGATACCGTAAGCGAGGATTTATCACGCATGAAGAAAGAAATTTCAGAGATAAATCAAGTTTTGGATATTAAAGAAAAACTGTCTTCCGTGCTTCCGATAATATCCGTATCCTATTTGGCAAAAAATTATTTTCATAGAACACCGCAATGGTTTTATCAGCGATTGAACGGGAATAAAATAAACGGAAAGTCGGCAATATTTTCAGATGCCGAAATACAAACACTATATTTTGCGATTCAAGATATTAGCAAACAATTAAGTACGATACGATTCTGAAAAAAGAACTCATTAGACAAACGTACTTCAAAGTCCGCCCTAAAAAAGCGGGCTTTTTTTATCTCGCCGAAAAAGTTACTTTAATATCACCTTCCACTTACTTTACATTTAAATTTCGTATCGAAATAATATGTATGTTTGCGGCAAACATACCGTTAATGAATTTTATAGATAACATAGCGTCGGTTTTCGGTTATTCGAAAAGAATATCCGGCATTCAAACCGTGATATTCACGGGAAACGGGAATACTCCCGCATTCGAGATTGATTTGACTTCATTTTACGGATTAAAAGACGCTTACGAAAAATGCTCCCCTATATCCACGATTATCGGAAAACTCGCGACGGCCATGTCCAACGGTAAATGGTGGATAGTGGATGAAAACGACAACGATTTGAGGAAAGCGGAAAAAAAGACGTCGGCTCTGCTCGAAAGACCGAATCCGCTGCAATCATGGACGGAATTAATGATACAGGCGGAAACATTCAGATACCTGTACGGCGAGGTGTTTTTTTACTTTTCGATTCCCGAAGGATTCGGCGCGAAAGACGCTTCGGGCGTGTGGGTTATCAATCCCGAATACACGGACATTGATTATTACGGTAAGATGTACGACCAGAGGAACGTCGAAAATATCGTAAAGCGGTATATCTTACGAATAAACAACGATCATCGGGAAATAAAACCGAACGAAATCCTTCACGTAAAAGACATCTATCAAAATATCAACTTCAATCCGAACGATTTAAGGGGAAAGTCGAGACTGATTTCGCTCAAATACGAAATCAAAAACATCATACAGGCGCAGGAGGCGATTTATTCGCTGAATAAAGACAGGGGCGCGCAAGGGATACTGATAAACAGAAACCGTGACGAATCGGGGAATGTTCCCTTGACGAAAAGCCGGAAGGACGATCTTCAAAAACAATTCAACGAATACGGATTAAGCGAAAAACAAAAGAAAGTCATCATTTCCGATACGGACGTCGATTGGAAACAAATATCGTACAACGTGCGTGATTTAATGCTTTTCGAAGGGATGAAGGCGAACACGGAGAACATAGCGGATGCGTTTAATTATCCGTTCGAACTGCTCGCAAATTCCAAAGGCGCGACTTTCTCGAATAAATCCGAAGCGGAAAAAATAATGTATCAGGATTCCGTAATTCCCTTTTCGAAAATATACGCCGAAAAATTCACGTCTTTTTTCGGATTGAAGAACTCGAAAATAATCATTGATTTCGGAGAGGTCGAGTGCATGAAGGAATCGAGAAAAGAAGAAGCGGGTGCGCTTCAATCTTTAAATTCGGCAAACGAAACGGCGTATCGGAACGGCGTAATAACCGTAAACGAATGGAGAAGAAGCATTGAAATGGACGAAATAACGGGAGGAGACGTATATAATGAACGGAAAAAAGAAGGATAAAAAAATATCCGAAAAAGAGATGGAGAAGATGAAGTCGAAAAAATATAAATTGTTAAACGGTAAAGAAACAATAAAAAAATGATTGACGAAAGCGGGTTTAAAACAAAAAAGGAACTTTTCAAATTTCTCGTTGACAATAAAGAGCAGTTGACGGCCGAGAAGAAGTTCGATATGAAAAAGGCGGATTCGATTTCGTTCGATACCGGATTTTTGAAAAGCGAATCGGCATCAAAGTCGGATGATTTACTTTCGAAAGACGAAATAGAAGTTACGGCGGTCATCAATACAACCAATCTTTTGGACAGTCATCACGACGTCCACATAGACGGGCTTTGGAACAAATCAATCTCGGAGGCAAAAAAAATTTATCACGTGCAGGAGCATAACATGTCGTTCGATCACGTGATTTCAACCGACGTGAAGGCTTCGACGAAAAAAATGACATGGAAAGAACTCGGCTTTGATTTTGACGGTACGACAGAGGCGCTGATATTCGACAGTAAAATAAAAAAGGATCGTAATCCTTTCATGTTCGAGCAATACGCAAAAGGGTATATAGACAATCATTCCGTCGGGATGAGATACGTTAAATTGGCGCTGTGCATAAACGATGCCGACTTCAAGGAAGAAAAGGCCGATTGGGACAAGTACATAGACAGGGTTGCCGATAAAGAAGAAGCCGAAAAATCGGGGTATTTCTGGGCGGTTACGGAAGCCAAGCTGATTGAAGGCTCGGCGGTACTCATGGGAAGCAATTACGCAACCCCCACATTACGGGTAAAAAATGATATGCAGCCGTCGGAAGGCACTGCAAAAACCATAACGGAGCCGCCGCAAGGCACTCGAAAAGAGAGTTTATTCGAGAAAATAGGAAAATTTAAAAATTAAAAGATGAGAAAGTTATTCAAAGACGCGAAGAAAAGCGGATTGCCCGGATTCGGGGCAAGACGACAATTGAAAATTACGATTGCGGCAATCGGAACGATATTTTTTATTGCGGGAATTTTAATGCTCGGCGGCGGGCCGGTCGGAATATCGGCGGGCGTCTGTCTGGCGTTATCTCCGTTTATCATTCCGGCGGGCGAGTTTTCGGAAAACGAAAAAAAAGGACTTCAATCGCTTGCGGATTATTTTACCGAACAATTCAAGGAATTTGAAAAAGGTTTGCTTTCGGAAGAAAAGATGATGAAGCGAATGGAGGAAAAACTGAAAGATTGGGGAGATAAAAACGGCATTTCTGAAGAAAAAATGAAAGAATTTACCGAAACGCTGAGAAAACAGGGGGAATCAATCAAAGAACTGGCCGAAAATCCGATCGGAAAGCGGAACGTTTCGGGTTTGAAAAAAGAATTTATCGAAAACTACGATAAATTAAGAGGCGCGGTCAAAAACAAACAGGCCGGATTTGTCATCAAAGCCGATCCCGATGTAAGCGACAACAGCCTTTTGCACAGCCGCGAAAATATTATTTCAACAGCAACGAATGCCAATCTTGTTGACAATCTCGAAGTTGATCCGCAACTGTATATGAAACGCAGAGACAGGCAGTATATTCATGACATTGCGGACGTCAGTTACGTGGCGGAAGTTCCGGAGGCGATTTCATTCGACGAAGAAGGAGACGAAAACGGATATATCGCAATCGTTGACGAAAACGGATTAAAGCCGCAGGTTCAGCTCAAACTGATTCGCAACAAAACGGATGCCAAAAAAGCCGCCGGCTTCATAGTCGTAACGGAAGAAACGATGAAATGGAGAACGAGAGTATGGGCGTGGATTCAAAGACTGTTCAGAGACAAGGTTTACAGGGACTACGAAAACCAATTAACCGATGATTTGCTGACAAATACCGCTCAATACATCGGAACTCCGCTTGACGGAACGATAACCGCCCCGAATGATTTCGATGCGATCATAGCCGTTATCTGCCAGCTCGAACAATTGAATTTCGAACCGGATACGCTGGTAATGAATCCTTCCGACAAATGGAAAACGGCAATGACGACCACGACCACCGGAGCGTACATTCTTCCGTATCTGACGCAGGGAGGACAATTCAAATTGCTTTCGTTGAACGTAATAACAACGAATAAGGTAACGTCGGGTGAATTTATCGTGGGAGAATCCGGTATCTGGAAGATAGAAGAAGAAATGCCGAGACTGCGAACGGCTCTCGTCAATGACGACGCGCTCCATAACAGGATGACGATAATCGGAGAAATATTCTTTTTGTCTTATGTTCCTTCCAATAACGCGGGAGGATTCGTAAGGGCGAAGTTTTCCGATGTAAAAGAAGCATTAACCATTTAATAAATAAAGTCATGGCAAAGAAAACGGAAAACGTCGAACGTAAAGTAAAAGGCAAAGAACCGGTCGTTATCGAATATCTCGAAGGAGCAAAGTTCAATAAGCCCGGTACCCGCACGACGGTACACAGAGTTCAGGCGGATAATCTGATCGAAAAAAAGGCGGCAAAAGAGGTGAAAGAGGTATAATGTTGACAGACTGTACATATTTTACGGGTGAATTGTCGCTTCCGGCGATTAAGGAAGATTCCGGAAAAACCGGAAGCGACGCCGTTATGGAAAAGTTAAAAAACAGGGAACTGAACGCCTTTATCGAAAAATACGAGCGTCAATTTCTCGAACTGCTTTTCGGGGAGAGCTTCACCGATTCCTTTTATTCGGGATTGAATCTTCCGGACGACGACCCTGAAAAGGAAAAATGGACGGCACTGAAAAACGAACTTTGCATCAAAAGGGAACTTTCGAAGGAAAGCCCTATCGCCTGCTACGTCTATCGCTTTTATCTGATTTATTTGAGGGACAACACGACAAGCACGGGCGTAAAGAAATCGAAAGCGACGTTTGCCGATAACGTCTCCGACACGCGAAAACTCGTGAGTTCATGGAATAACATGGTCGGATTCAATAAGAAATTCATGAACCGGTTTATAAAAAACGATACATACAAATCTTATACGGACGGACATATTCCGGATCGTGATTTGCTGACTCCGATTAATTCGATGAATTTATGATTTCTCCGATTGATGTCATGGGAAGTCTGGTTTACCGGACGAGGGAAGCGCTGAACAAAAACGCCGCTTTTCTCGAAAAGATAAAAGGATACAGGTATTACGATTCGGTTTCCGATGACGGAAAAGTTCGGCTGTGGCATTATCCCGGAACGCCGGAAGAAATATCGGATAAGTATTTAGGGATGCAGGATTCGGAAAAATCATTCCTGAAATATCCGGCTGTTTTCGACTACCTGAATATTCCGGAACAGATCGGAGTCACGACGGGATATAAAGACGTATTTTTCAATCTCGCTTTCGTCGCTCCGACAAATAAAGATTGGGATTCGTTCACGAGGAAAGACCGCGTTTTTAAAATGATTCTGTACGATATATACGAAGAGTTCTTTAATCAGATCAAAAAGTTCGATGTCGGCAGGCGCGGGAAAGTCGTATTTAATCCGTCGGGTGAAATACCTCACAAAAAGTACGATGTTCACACCACCGGCAAATCGGTAACGGAAGTGTTGGAATATAAATATTGCGATTACATGGATGTCATTCAGATAATCAATTTGAGGCTTAAAATTGCCGCATATATTTGCGATGAAGATACGAAATCCGTTGAAGAAGAGAGTTATAAAGTATTCGGAAATTTAATGATTTAAATAATAAGAAAATGGAAATATTGGGAACAATCGGAGGTATCTGCGACGATACCGATCAGCCGCATACCAAACAAAGCGGGTGTTCCTCTTTCGAGGGAATAACCGACGGGTTTTATTTCACGAACCCCGGAGCTTTGTTTGACACGGACGAAGAAGCGTTTAACGAAGAAATCAAAAACGCCGTGTACGAATCCGGAATCAAACGGGTCATACCCGTATTCGGATTGACGGCCGTAACGGTAAACGGCGGGGATATTCGCACCAATCAGGAAGGCTGGGGGCCGGAAATGCCAACCGGCACAAACGCCGTCCGGGAGGATTACATCATTCCGCTCGGAGGAGAATGTCTGTACAAGCAGGTCGCGAAGATGAACAAAAGGTCAATGCGCGTTTTTCGCGTGGATCAAGCGATGAAAAGTTTCGGAACCGCAATCAGACAAAGCGACGAAATCAAGCAACGCGGATTTTTGTTAAACTCCGTTTACGTAACGCTGAGAAAAGAAACGGAAGGACAGATCGGGGCAATCATTCTGTCGCTTTTTTACTCGGTAAACTACGAAAACGAGTTGATAAACAAGCATTCCGTACAATTGGGCGAAAAAGCGGAAGGCTTATCGGGCATTTATCTCGAAAAGGGAAGCGCCTCCGGAAAGGCGAAGGTCAGAATCACCTGTTCCGGCGACGATGTCACGTCCGTTTACGGCTCCGACTTAGCGGATAGAACGCTTTATCTGAGCGAATCCGGAACAAATCCATCATCTGTGGAATATAATTCATCCGGAGAGCTTACGATAACTCCGGCGGGAAAATACAGAATAGCCGACGCCGCGACGTTGAAAAACGCGGGGATCGAGGGGGGGTATGAAGGCGAAAACATTTTCGGAGACATCGCATGAAATTCAACATCGGAAATACAACCGTTGATTTCAACGTCGAAAGAATAAGGAAAGAATATCCGGGTAAAGAAGCGTTTTTCTCCGATATGATTTCGGCGCACGGGATGATTGAAGAAAAGGACTTTAAAAAAGTTCTCGAACGGGTTTGGAAAGAAGCGTTTCCGAAAAACGAAAAAACGGAAGTCAATCCGGAAGAAAAGGAATCACTTTAGTTTCATATTGAAATGGGAACGATTAAGGCGATAAAAGAAAAGTACGAAAATGCGTACAATCAAATCGGAGGTACGCTTTCAAAGGTTGTTTCGGATAACCGGGACGTACTGCTCGACCTTAATCGCGACCAGCTTCTTTACGGAAGAGATGCGAAAGGAGAAGTTTTAACCCCCGAATATACGAACGATCCGTATTTCGACAAATTCAAAAATCCGACGAAAGCGGCTTCGAATTATAAAAAGATGAAGCGCGCATCGGAAGATTTTCATTACGGAATGATCCGGTATTCGGGGGTTCAACTTTTCCCGAATAAAAATGACGACACGCCGAACCTGATAGTAAACGGCTCCCGGTTTATGAATCACCTTTTTATAAATACGGGTTCCGATCAATACGAAATCGGCTCGACGGGCATCGCGGCGGATGATATTCAAAAGAAATACGAAGGATACGGACATCCGATTTTCGGGCTTGCTCCGGCTTCGAAAAAGTATTTTTATTTCGGCTGGGTTCGTCCCGCAATTCTGAAACTTTACAAAAAATGAGTTGCGCGGGATGCAGAAAAGCCGTACCGAATGAAAAAAGGAATAAACTCAGGCAATTGGCCCGGAAGATTGCGGAGACGGACGGAAAATCGCAGGTCATCGTCGAGCGGGACGGAAATTTATTCATCGAATGCGAGGAGTGTCGGGAAAGAGACGGAAGAACGGGACGCGAGGTCGAATATTTTATTGTATGATTCCTGCTTCGTATGTCCGTTATCCGTTTACATGGATGTTGTTTGCGATGATAATTTGAGCGCTTTGACGATAAAAGGGAATCCGTCGAACGAACTGTTGGAAGATACGAAATTCAAACTTATTTCGGAGTTTTCGGAAATGTCGAATCAATCGGAAACGGAAACGCAAATCGAACGGATGCGCAATTTGTATCTGCATGAAATCCGTATTCGCGGATACGAATTGTCGCTGACTCTGATTATCGAAAAAAGGTATCCGGAAGCGATCGGGTTTTTAAATCGCAACGGATTGAAATGCAAAACTCCGGAAACGGAAGAAGAATTCGAAAGATTGATTAAGGCCGTTCGAATGAAAATTACGAACAATACGGCAAAATACAGGGAAGCGAAAACCGCTTACGATTCATACGTGAAAAAGGGTGAAAAGCCGACGCGCAAATACTTCAATAAGCTGCTGGTCATGCTTTCGGTTTGCGAGATAATAAAATTTCAGCTCGACCCGAAAAAAATGACGGTTGCGGAATTTGCCGAATATCTCAATTTATACAACGAATATACGAATAACTTAAAATCAAATCAATATGGCCGGAAATTCCGAAATGATTGACCTGCTCGTCAGCAAAGACGCTCTGGACAGTCTGGATAATTTAAATAAAAAACTCGGTTCGTCTTATACGGAAATGGAGAAGCTGCTCGCGCAAATTCAGGAGCTGAATACCGAATTTTCGAAGTCCGGAAAGTCGTGGAGTGATCTGTCAAAGTCAATCGAAAAGTACAATGAAGCCGAAAAAAAACACTCCGAAATCGTTAACGCAATTAATAATGATTATGAAAACTATTTGAAAATCGCAAATGCACTTGCAAAAAATCAACAGGAACAGCAAAAAGTATCGCAGCAAAACATCAGAACAAAACAGGAAGAAGAAAAACTTGAACGGCAAAGAATTAAAACGGAACAGGAAAAACAGCGTCTGGCAAAGTTAAACGAAAAAACATCAAAGCAAAATAAAGATTTAAACGCCGTTTTATCGCAGCAGGTAAAAACACTCCAAGACCTGACGGACAGAAACAATGCTTTGATAGCGCTCAGAAAAACAATTGACTTAACAACGGAAGAGGGAAGAAAGAAATTTAACGAATTGACGAGAGAAATCGCGGAAAATCAAAAACAACTCAAAGAATACGATTCGCAAATAGGAAACTATAACCGAAACGTCGGAAACTACGGATCCGCATTCGGAGGATTCGGGGAAGCGATAAAAGGTCTCGGCGGAAAATTCGCCGGTCTCGGAGCAATCATGGGTGCGGTATCCGGCGGTGTGGGCTTCGTTGTTTCCGGAATAGCGGAAGCCGTAAGTTCAATGGTCGGAAAAGCAAAGGAATTTATTTCGGCAGGAATCGAAATGGCAAGTGTTGCGGAAGGGGTAACGCGCGCTTTCGAAAGGATGAACAATCCGGATTTATTGAAGAATTTAAGAAAAGAAACAAAAGGATTAATAACCGATTTTCAATTAATGCAGTCCGCGATTCAGGCAAAAAATTTCGGAATACCCATCGAAAAACTCGGAACTTTATTGAAATTCGCACAACAAAGAGCGCAGGAAACCGGGCAAAGCGTTGATTACTTGGCTGATTCGATTATTATGGGACTCGGTCGCAAATCTCCGTTGATACTCGACAATCTCGGAATTTCAGCCGTAAAACTAAGGGAAGAAACCAAGAAAACGGGCGATTTCGCTTCCGCCGCAATAGCAATCATCAACGACGAACTTGAAAAACAGGGCGATTTGACGCTCACATCCGCCGATAAAGCCATGCAGGCGTCAATTAAATGGCAAAATGTTCAGACAAAAACGGGAGAAAAGTTCCTTTTCGTAAAAAATATATGGAGTCAGCTTTCCGGGCAAATAGCGGAAAAACTGTCGGAATTTATCGAAAAATACATGCCGAAAATAGTTCGTTGGATCGAGGATATTATTAATGAACTTATAGAGTTATATAATTCGTCAATAATTATAAGAGTCGGCGTTCAGTCCTGGATTGCCTTTTTTAAAACTTACTTCGAAGAAATGATCGCGGGAATAAAATTTACCTCGAAGGCGGCATTGGATTTTGCAAAAATAATGTCTTCCGCATTTAAATTGGATTTAAATGGAGTGCGTGCCGGATTCAGGGAACTCACAGGGACAATCGCAAAGTATGCAGCCGAAAACGCGAATAATATTATTAAAAACAGTAAAAAAGCGGCAACCGAGTCAATGAAAGAATTGAAAAAAACAGATTTGTCAAAATTAATGAACGGGAACGCCTCCGACACAAATAAGCCGTATCTTAATACGGATGACGGCGATTCCGACAAATCCGGAAAAGATGACGGAAAAGCGGCAAGGCTGGCCGCCGAATATAAAAAATCCGTTGACGATTTAAATGCATTCAGAATAAAGAGTAATGCGGAAACCAATAAAACAATAGCAGATGACGATACGAGAATGTATGAAGAGCGGCGAAAGGCATTGAAAGCATACATTGATTACGAAATATCCGCCGTTGAATTGCAGCAGGAAGTCGAATTGTATGCGGTTAACGAAAGGTTAAAATCCGGAGTGATAAATGAAGAAACGGCCGCAAATCAAAGGCAATTAATTAACGAGAGAGCTTCGGATAAAATTCGGGAAAAAGAACGGGAATACGGCAGGGGAATAACAAAACTTAATATCGAAGAAGTTAAAAAGCGGGTTGATGAAGAGAAAGAAATCATCGGCCGGCAAAGCGACGCCAATGCTAAAGCCATGCTGGACGAATTGGTTAAAGAGGCGAAAAATTACGAGGAAAAAATCCGTCTCAATGCAGACAATGAAGAGAAACGAAGAAAAATAACGGAAGATTACCAAAAGAAAAGGCTTCAAATCATTCACGATTACAATCAAAAGCAATTTCGGGAAGAAATCGCTCATTTACAAAAAATGCTTGCCATTGCCGGTTTAACCGAAGAAGTGCGGAAAGAAATAACGAAGAGAATTACCGATATTGAAAAGAACGCATACAAAGAAGCCGCCGATTATGAAATTAAGCTCACCGAAGATTCGGCGAATAATACGGCATCCAAAGAAAATAAATTAAGTAAATTTCTTAACGATCAGCGAACGCAGGCGGTACTGTCAATGTGGAACGCGGCCACCGATATTGCAAATTCCTACTACGATAACCAGCTTCAAAGAATAGACGAACTCGCTCAAAAAGAGCGTGATTATTGGAGTGAACGCACAAAACTGATTGACGAAAGCGTACAGTCGGGACTGATGTCGCAGGAATACGCCGACGAACGCAAAAAGGTATTGGAAGCCGAGCAGCTTATAAGAGAAAAACAGATAGACGATAAGCGCAGGGAAATGCAGCGCAAACAGGCCGTCTGGCAGAAAGCGAACGCAATCGTTCAAGCTACAATCACCGGCGCACAAGCTGTTTTGACGGCGTTAAAAGCGGCTCCGCCTCCGTTTAATGCCGCACTTGCCGCAATAACCGGAGCGTTGGTCGCAGCCCAAATTGAAATCATTAAGGCTCAAAAAATACCTTCATACAGAGAAGGCACGAAAGGACATCCGGGCGGTTTGGCATTGGTCGGAGACGGCGGACGTTCCGAAGCGGCAATCCTTCCCGACGGCAGGGTTTGGAAAACGCCCGACAGGGATACGCTCGCGCTGCTGCCGAGAGGAACGGAAGTGTTGCCAGATTACAGGAAAGCAATGGAGGATACGGCGGTTCCCCGATTGATAAAAGGAAACAACGACAATCAATTCGTTTACATTTACGATTCGCGCCAAAGGGAATTACTTGAACAGGGTAACAGCCAGCTGTCGCAAATGAACAGGGGTATAAGCGCTTTAAGGGGAAACAGCAGATATGCCATGCAAGTGCAACGAAGATATAAAATGTTCGAGCAATGGTAAAAGTCGAATTATCGGCATATAATCAAACTTGGGATATAAGCGGTCATATCGCCAATATTGATGACATCGAGGTGCTTCTCGAAAGGGACGGACTGAACGCCGTATTCAAAAAGACAAGTTTCACTTTTCAATTTGTCGAGGAAGCATACGGAATCGTGGATAATATCTTCAATCAATACAGACAATTTGCAAATGCTTCCGTATATGTGTATCAAAGGAATGATGACTTTTCCTATAACGATATTGCGGAAATATACGAACTCAACTTCTTGACCTTCAGCAAAACCGTTGATATAATCGAAGTGGCATCAAGAGACGGTAATTTGGAATCCGTGATAAAGGCTAAAAGTAATGTGGTGTATGATATAGATACCGTATTTGTCAGAGATGCAAGAGTATGGCATCATGATGCCGTACTCTTGTTTAATCAAGCCAATTTCGGTGTGAACTCCATAGCGGAAAAGAGTAGTACCGATTATTATATGTTATTCGGTAATGATACGATTATGGATACTTGGGGAATACCTTACGATTCTCCGTACAAACCGATCTCCATCGGTCTTTACGATAAGACCGATATAAGTAATTTCAATCCGACCGATATGTCAAATCAGTTGGTTGCACCGCCGATAGACGGAGACCCGAATCCCGGAAATAACTGGGTTATGTTTACCGTCGGCGGGAGTGTCGGCGCTGTCGGAGCGCCGATAAAAAATGTAATCGGAGTCGGAGAAGACAGGCCCGGTTTTTATACGATACCGAATATTCCCGATGACAGATATAATAACGGTTATATATGTAAAGCGGAACGGAATGTAACCGTAAATATCGAGGTGGACATAAGAGGTGTTATATGCTGTGCATGGCGTACATCCACTCCCGACAACGGTACTTGGAAAACATGGGGGTTAAATGATGCTTCCACCATGAGTGTCAGGGTGCTGTTATATATCAGGAGAGCCGGCTTCAACAATATAATACCCGTTATTGATAAACCTTATTTTACCCCGCAGGGGAACGGTTCGCTTAACGGAACTTACAGTACCGGCAATAATATGTCTTACGGAGATAACATGTCCGATCGGGATGTATATTGGACTGTCTGGTACAATACTTCGGATGATAAAATAATAAGGGATAAGATCGGGGGTACTTACGCTAAAGTAATAGGTAATAATATGCCCGTGTGTTTTCCTTCCGGCGAGGAGATGCCTCCGCTTCCGGATAACACATTCGATAAAATATCGGCGGAGAATGTCGTATTAAATGAGGGAGACAAGGTTTATGCGGCAATAGCCGTTAAGCTGACGACTTCACAAAGTAACCCGAACGATGACACGGATGCTTGGTTGTATATCGCGGGTAATGCCGGTTACGGGTATTGGGGGTCTCTCTATCCCTCTGTTTCACAATACAGAAATATCAGTCCTTTTTTCGACGGACAGCCTTTTATGCCCGCTCCGCCGCCGTCGGGTAAAACAAGCGACCAAAAATTTTTCTTTGACGAAAGAGCATGGAGTTCGACAAAGCGATCATGGCTTGACGGAAATATAAAGATACAATATTTATCAGCCGTCGGAGATGTGGAATTTGAAGTTACCAATCCGATCGGTTTAATGGCAAGGCTTGTCGGTGAAATGACTCAACGTTCCGATACGGATGTTTATATCGAAAATATGAATACCGATACCGATGATATGGATATGTTGATTGCCGGCGAATCGTTAATACCCGATTTTGAAAATCCCAAATTTCATATCTCATTCGGTTCATTCCGGCAATGGCTGGAAACGTTAGGATACACACTTAAAATTGATGATATGTCCGTCGGGTTCATCAAAAGAATAAATTCGTTTAATGCAAATGTGCAAACCCTTGATATAACCGATACGGAATGTGAAGATCTTACGGAATCCGTTGATGACGGTTTAATATACGGTTCGGTGGTTATAGGTTATGATAAGCAAACGTATGAGGGTGATAATGCCCGATTGGAATTTAACGGAACGTTTAATTATGCTATTGACAGCGCTGTAAATAATAATGAATTGAGATTAATATCGCCTGTACGAGCCGACAGTATCGGACTGGAGATTAAATACGCCGATCTTCTTTTCAGCGGAACTCGAAGTTCCGCAAGTACCCGGTCCGATAAAGATGTATTTGTCGTAAATTTAAGACTCGAAGGAACTGCATTTAAGCAAATTACCACCGATTATGATTACGGTAAAAATACGGGTCAATATAATTGGAAATATAATCCGAGAAATCTTATGGATATTAATTCCGACATTATCTCCATGTCCGGTAATATTTGCAGATTTACCGCATCTTCCGCTAACAGCGAATTCGGATTCAACGGCATCAGACTTAAAGATAATATAGATATGGGTGAAGCATATCAAAGTATCGCACCCGTTATTTATGACTTTGCCGTCGGTCGGAAAGATAAGCTGCCGAATAAATCTTTATGGTCGGGAACGGTCAGTTTTACCTGTAACGGTAAAATACTGCAAGGCTATATACGGGAAATATCCGGGTATATTGTTTTTAATAAAGAAGTACAGTATAAATTATATAAGAAGTCGGACGGTTGGAGAGACAGAAGGGAGCCGTCTTTCTATGCAGCCGGTATTACGAATATAAACGGCTTTGCCCAAACGCTTACATTAATCGTAAGGCTTATCAATACCGTTCACGACGAATGGGAGATTACGGATATGCCGAACGATATTGAAATCGTATCCGATACCGACTATAAAAACAATTTGGTATTAAATATACCGACTATCGGATTTGAAGCAACACGGAAGCGCAATATTGATTTTATCGTTAAATCAATATCCTACCCGGATGTTGAATTTTCCGTCCGTATAGTACAAGACGTATTGCAACCGGAGATAAGAGTAATACCTGATAATCCGACCGTTACAAAAGAATCGCAACAAATTACGGTGAGTCTTTATTTTTTCGGATTAGAAGCGCGGGATATAGAAGAATATGATGCAGACCCGACGGCATTTGCCGCCGCGACAATACAGCTTAACGGCTCCGATGCTTTGAGCAGGCAAATTGTACTTAATATATCATTAAACAGTACGGGAAAAGAAAGACAAATGACTTTCCGATTCCGTTGTATCAACCGTCCGGAGACGGCAACCGCTGTCGAGTTGAGGCAAACGGCAAGCAGCGCTGCCGGTGCGGAACAATTACCGACAAATTCTTAATATATGGTACTCGGAGAAATTTACATAAGTCCTTTCAGCAGTCTTACTTTTGATAAGATTACGCATCCTTTCGAGGAATGCGTCGGATATATTCAAAAATTCGCTTTAAGCGACAGCGGCATGTTTTTGAGATTCACGTCGGATTCAGCTCATGATTTCCGGCTTCGGTTATCGGACGAATACGGTTCGATTTTATCCGTAAGCGATTCCGAGAATCTCGGTACGATTGACAGGCTGCATTCCTATCGCATACCCGTCCCTATCGCTCCGGATTGCGGAATTTACGGGTTGGAATTGCAGGTGCGATACGGCGCCGATCGGATCACGTTCCTGAAAACATGCGTCGAATTCATATCCGACGAAGAAGCGATGAACACGACGATCCTTTTTGAAGCGACGAACAAATTCGACGATTGGTTTATTCCGTTCGGCGAAGGCGATGTTGCCGAATGGAGAATCACGGGAGGATTGCCGAAAAACGGGTTCGAATCGGCCGTCATACAAAATTCTTTCCGCGACCAGAGGATAAGAAGTCATCAGCTGTCGCAAAAGCCGTACACGTTGAAGACTCTGGTACTCGGCGACTGCTTCGGTGTTCCGATATGGGCGGGGGAAAAATTAAACTTTTTTCTGTCGCTTTCCGATGTGCGCATAACCTACCGGGAAGAAAAAAAGGCGAGGATCGTAAGAAGCGAAGGCGAAGCGCCGGCGATGACCGGGATAGCGGATTATTATCCTCTGTATATTTTCAAATGCAGGATAGAAGAACAAATCGAACATCCTTATTATTATGCAAACGAGTAAATGGTATCCTTTATATAAATTCGACATATACGTCGGAGACGTCGAGCCGCAAACTCCGACGTTAAGCATTGATCCAGTCAGTCTTCAATTCAACGAAGACGGGGAGAGTAAAGAAGTTCGGGTAACGATAACGAATCAGTCGGACGCCTCTTATTCCGTTACGGGATTACCGTCATGGTTAACCGTCGGCAATAAGACGCAAACGGGATTTACTCTTACCGCCGATCCGAGCGATACCGATATGCCGAGAAGCGTCACGTTAACCGTTAAATCGGACGCTTATCCGGGCGCGAGCGCGAGCCTGTCCGTCACGCAGGAGGGCGCGTGGCTGTCCGAGTTCGTATTCGACGTAAAAACGACCGCGATAAATCAGGACATTCCGCG